AAAAGAATATACAATAGAATTACCTTTTGAGCATATGCAATATGAAAGGCTTTATGATGTTGATGGTGGTGCTTCTACTGATGTTCAATGGGGGTATTTTGTAGATGATAACCAAGAATCTTATTTCGGATCACCTTTATTATTTTATCCTATAAGACAATCAGGGGGAACGTCAATAAGAATACGAGATACAATAACTACAAATATCGAAGATATTGACGATTATTTTATTCCATCAAATTCACTATCTACAAGTTCTAATACGAGTAAGGTTAATATACATTTTGGAAATGAGATAAACGAATACCAAGCAAATGAGCCTGGAGATCCATTATCTTTTACAGATACTTTATTTATGACTAAGTATATTAATTACATAAAGGATGTATTTAATTTAAGTAGAAGAATCACAAAGGTAACTGCATATCTTCCTATGAAGATTTATTACAATTTAAAATTAAACGACTTAATACAATTAGGTCAAAATAATTATAAGATAAATTCATTAACAACTAATCTATCAACAGGTAAAACTCAATTTGAATTATTAAATGATGTAAGTCCAACGATATCTAGTATTCCAACTGCACCAACAGGATTAAATGTTACAAATTTAACATCTACTTCTGTTACATTTTGTTGGAACGCTTCAACCTCAGCAGTTATTATGCGAAGCTATCAGGTTTATCAAAATGGCACGCAACAATCTAATATTGTACAAAGGTTGTCTGCTATTCCGATTTCTAGCACTTATTGTGCAACAATAACAGGATTAACATCAAATACAAGTTATTCCTTTTACGTAAGCGGTACAAATGATGATGGAGAGGAATCTGCTTTATCTTCAGTTTTAACTATAACAACACCATAATGATTAAAAATATAATAGATCTATTACAGATTGCAAAAGGAGAAACCGAAAATATAAGAATTGCACAAGGGAAGTATAAATTATCAGAAACTTTTTCAGAAGCTATTAAGCAAACAAAAACAAATATAATATGGCGAAAAAAATAGAACTTGAATTTGAGTTAAAATACAAAGAAGCTGCAAAAAACTTAGATGAATTTCAGAAAGAATATGCCAAGCTAGAAAAAGAAGTAGAAACTGCTAATAAGAAAACAGAGGATGCTTTAAAGAAAGTTGAGAAGTCAGCTAAGGATGGAGCAAAGGGTGTTAAAAAAGTAGGAGCATCTATTAAGACTTTAGCTAAGGCCACGGGTATTATTTTCTTATTACAGAAAGCATTTGAATTTGTTTCTTCTGCAATACAGGAAAACCAAGAAGTGATGGATGGTTTAAATACTATCTTTCAAACTGCTCAAATTATATTTAATGAAATAGTAGGGGTATTTGTAGATGTTTATAAAAGTGTTTCGTCAGCAACAGAAAACTTTGATGCACTAGGAAAGGTTATAAGTGGAATTGTTACAATAGCATTAACACCTTTTAAACTTGCTTTTTATGGGATTAAACTAGCAGTTCAGGAAGCACAATTAATGTGGGAAAAATCTATTTTTGGTGATGGAGATCCTACAACAATAAAAGAATTAAATAGTGCAATATTAGAAACAAAATCAAATATAGTAGATGTTGCAAAAGAAACTGCAAAGGCTGCAGGTCAAGTTGTAGATAATTTTGGAGAAGCAATCACAGAAGTATCTGAGATAGGAACAAAAGTAGTTGATGGATTAAAAGATATTAGTATTGAGGCTGCAATAGAAACTGCTAAAACAAATCAGGCATTAAAGAAATCTGCACAAATAGCTGCAGCAGAATCTAGAATATTATTAGAGCAATATGATAGACAGGCTGAGGTACAGAGGCAAATCAGGGATGATGAAACTTTAAGTATCGAAGAAAGAAAAAAGGCTAATGATGAACTATTAGTTATTCTTGAAAAGCAAGAAACAGAAATGACTAAAAATGCTAAATTAGTCAAAGATGCAGCTCAGGCACAATTTGATTTAACCGGTAAGACAGAAGATTATGTTGCAGTCCTAGAAGCAGAAGCTGAGGTACAGGCAGTTGCAGCAACGGTTACAGGTTTTAAGTCAGAGCAACAAATAAACAACAATGCTTTAGTAAAAGAAGCAACTGAATTAACAAACGCAAAATTAGAAAGCGAATCATTACTATCAATAGAACAAAAAAGATTTAATGCAGAACAGATAGAAGATGAATTAGCTAGATTAGAAGCATTAAAAGAAGTTGATATACTAGAAGCTGAACAGGAATCTTTAAGACTACAAGCTATAGTTGATAACGCAAATGCAGGTACACAAGCAAAGATAGATGCACAAATAGCTTTAGATCAATTTACAGAGCAATCACGACAAACTAATTTAAATAGGGATAAGCAAATTAGTGATGCAAAAACTAAAATTTCAGATGCAGAAGCACAAGCTAAAAAAGATAACTTAGATAAAACTGCTGCAGTATTAGAAAACTTTAGTAACATAGCAGGAAAAGAAACTGCTGCAGGTAAGGCATTCGCAGTTGCAGCTGCTACTATAAATACTTACAGAGGGGTTTCAGATGCCCTTGCAGCTACTACTGTAACACCATTTGAAACTGCATTAAAATTTGCAAATGCTGCAGCTATTGGTATTTCAGGAATAGCGAATGTTAAAAAGATATTAAGTGTTAAAACACCACCTGTATCAGGGGGATCAGCATCACCATCAGGAAGCCCAACTCCTGCACCATTATCTGTACCACCTGCATTTAATATAGTAGGAGCAAGTGGAACAAATCAATTAGCATCAGCAATAGGAGAACAATCTCAACAACCTGTACAAGCATTTGTAGTTTCTAGTGAAGTAACTACTGCACAGGAATTAGATAGAAACATTATTGATGAAGCTACAATAGACTAAAAAGCAAAATTTAAAATTAAATACGTTACATTATTATGAAGATAGTTGAACTTATATTAGACGAAGAACAAGAAGAAAGTGGAATAGAAGCAATTTCAATAGTAGAATCACCTGCTATTGAATCAGACTTTGTAGCTTTAAAGAATGAAGAAATAAAATTAGCAGAAATAAGTAAAGAAAAAAGAATCTTGCTAGGTGCTTTGTTAATCCCTAATAAACCAATTTACAGAAATGGTAGTGAGGGTGATTATTATATTTTCTTTTCTAAAGATACTATTTCTAAAGCATCACAAATGTATTTAAGAAATGGATATCAAAACAATTCTACCTTAGAACACTCAAAAGATTTAAAAGGTTTGACATTAGTAGAATCTTGGATAGTAGAAGACGAGGTGCAAGACAAGTCAAGAAAGTATGGATTAAATGTACCTGTTGGGACTTGGATGGGTGCAGTTAAAGTTAATAATGAAGAAGTTTGGAATGAATATGTTAGAACAAATAAAGTTAAAGGTTTTTCTATTGAGGGTTATTTTGCAGATAAAATGGAAGCACCTAAAGAAGCAGTTAAAGAAGATATGTCAAGTGAAATTGATAAACAGACATTACTAAAAATAAAAGAAATTTTAACTTCTAATTAATGGGTAGAAATACAAAAAATAAAAAAACATTTATACCATCTAGAACAAGTCCAACAGGAAGTTCTAGGGCTTGTTTATGTTGGGATACAAATAAATATTCTATTGAGTGTTGTGATGGATCTATGCAAGCTCAGGGCATAGGTGTTATAACAAGAACAGATTGAAAATGCAAAAATTAAATTAATAATCGTTATATAAATAATATGAAATCAACCGAAATGTTAAATCAAATTAAGACACTTCTAAATATCGAGGTTAAACTTGAAGAAATGAAGTTAGAGAATGGCACAATAGTAAGTGCAGAATCATTTGAAAAAGGAAAAGAAATCTTTATAGTAACAGATGATGAAAAGGTAGCAATGCCTGTTGGGGAGTATTTACTAGAAAATGGTAATCTAGTTGTAGTTGAAGAAGAAGGTAAAATTGGTGATGTTAGAGAAGTATCAGACGAAGTTCCTGCAAAGGAAGAAGAATCAGATGATAAAGAAATTACTGAAGATCTAGCTGAAGAAGAAGAAAAAGAAGAAGAAATGGCAGATGTTGCAGATTGGGAGGGAATGGAAAAAAGAATCCAAAACCTAGAAGATGCTATTGCAGATTTAAAAGCTGACAAAGAAAGCAAAATGCAAGAAGAAGAAATGTCAGAAGAATCTTCAGAAGAAGTAATTGAAGAAAAAGTAGAAATGTCAAAAGAAGTTCAGGAACAATTATCAGAACCTGCTTCTAAGCCAATTAAACATAATCCTGAGGGCGAAAGCAAACAAATGAAAAAAGTAGAATTTGGCAAAGGTAGATTTACTACAACATTAGATAGAGTTTTAAATAAATTAAATAAATAAAATAGAATGAGTAATTTAAAAAACGTAGAATTAGCTACAACAACAAACATCACTACGACTTACGCAGGTCAATTTGCAGGTGAATATATCGCTGCTGCTTTATTAAGTGCGTCAACTATTGATGATGGTGGAATCACTGTAAAATCAAATATTGCTTTTAAAGAAGTAATTAAAAAACTATCAACAGATGCAATCGTAACTGCTGCAGGATGTGATTTTAATCCAACCTCAACAATTACATTAACTGAAAGAATTTTACAACCAACTGAGTTACAAGTAAACTTACAACTTTGTAAATATGATTTTGTAAACGATTGGGAATCTGAGCAAATGGGATATGGTTTAGGTCAATCTTTACCTCCTAAATTCTCTGACTTTTTAATAGCACACGTTGCTTCTAAAGTTGCACAGAATACTGAGTTTAACATTTGGCAAGGGGATACTACTGCAGGATCTAAAAATTCATTTGATGGATTTGAAAAATTAATCGCTGCTGCAGTAACTGCAGGAGATGTACCTGCAGGTCAGGCTTTAACATCTGTAGCATTAACTGCTGCTAACATTGTAGAAAAAATGTCTGATGTAGTTGAAGCTATTCCTGCTGCATTATATGGAAAAGAAGATTTATTTGTTTATGTTTCTTCTAAAGCTGCAAAACTTTATGTTCAAGCATTAGGAGGTTTCGGAGCAAATGGTCTTGGAGCAAATGGTGTGAATGGATTAGGAACTCAATGGTGGAACAACGGATCATTAAGTATCAACGGAGTTAAGATATTTGTTTGTCCAGGTTTATCTGATGACAAAATGTATGCTGCACAGAAAAGCAACCTATACTTTGGAACAGGATTATTAAATTCTACACAAGAAGTTAAGGTTTTAGATATGGCAGATTTGGATGCTTCAAACAATGTTAGAATGGTAATGCGTTTTACAAGTGGAGTACAATTCGGAATTGCTTCTGATATCGTATCTTACGCATAATTAATTAATTAACCAATAAAATAGGGTAGGTAGAATTTATCTACTTACCCTTTTTTTTTAAAAAAATCATATAAACAATGGCTTGTACATTAACAACAGGTAGAAAAATACCTTGTAAAAGTGCCTTTGGGGGCATTAAAAAAGTATTATTTGCTGATTATGGAACAATAGCTTCTATTGCAGTAGATAGTACAACTAAAGAAGCAACTATCACAGATGGTAGTCCTGCACCAACTTGGTTTGAATATGATGTAAAAGGAAATTCTAGCTTAGAAACAACCGTTACCTCATCTAGAGAAAATGGAACTACCTTTTATACTCAGACTTTAAACTTGACTTTGACATATTTAGATGCTAAAACTCAGGCAGAATTACAAACACTTGCAGTTTCTAGACCTTATATTGTAGTAGTAGATTACTATGGTAACAATTTCCTATGTGGATTTGAAAACGGAATGGAATGCACAGGGGGTACAGTAGTAACAGGTGCAGCTGCAGGAGATTTAAGTGGATTTACTTTAACATTCGAGGGAATGGAAGAAACTGCTCCTTATTTCTTAGATGCAGCAGTAACTGCAGATGCAACACAAATTGATCCAACTGCATAATATAATTATTTAGTTAAAAATTAAGCATCCATAATAGGGTGCTTTTTTTTTGCTTTAGTAATTTTACAAATTAGATGTTTTTTTTCGTTATATTAATAATGATTATACTAACGACATCAGCAACTGCTCAATCTCTATCAGTAATACCAAGAAGCTATGTATCTACTTTTACGTTATCAATAACAGATGATAGTACTAATGTAGAAAAAACTTATAATATTACTAATGCAGTAAATTCAGGTAATTACTTAAATTTTAATAATATCTTTGATCCTATATTAGTTGAGAATCATTTTTACGATTTAAAACTTATAAGTAACGGAGAAGTTATTTTTAAAGATAGAATTTTCTGTACAGACCAAGATATTGACCAATTAAATAATGATTACTATAATTTAAATTCAAATGAATATTTAGATTATAATGGTTATGATAATACTTATTTAGTAAGATGAAAACAAGATTAAGAAATAGCAAGGGACAATTTATAAAAAAATCTAAAACATCAGAGTTTGGATTTATTAATTTAAGTACTTATACAAGTCCTGAAGTTAAAGAAGTAAATGGTGCTGATTGGATTGAATATGGTGCTGATAATAATTACTTTCAGTATTTAATTGATAGATACAATGGTAGTCCAACAAATAATGCAGCTATTAATGGTATTAGTCAGGCTATTTACGGAAAAGGTTTAAATGCTACCGATTCAAGTTCTAAGCCAAATGAGTATGCTCAAATGGTTTCTTTGTTTAAAAAAGATGTAGTTAGAAAATTATGCTATGATCTAAAATTAATGGGACAATGTGCTATTCAGGTTATCTATTCTAAGGATAGAAAGACTATTGCACAGATAGAGCATATGCCTATTGAAACTTTAAGGGCAGAAAAATGTAATGTAGATGGAGAAGTACCTGCTTATTATTACTATAAAGATTGGGCAAATATAAAAAGAACAGATATACCTACTAGAATTCCTGCTTTTGGGATGTCTAAAGAAAATATAGAAATATTGTATGTTCAACCATACAAAGCAGGTTTTTATTACTACTCACCTGTGGATTACCAAGGTGGATTACAATATGCAGAGCTTGAAGAAGAAGTATCTAACTATCATTTGAATAATATACTTAATGGTCTAAGCCCTAGTATGTTAATTAATTTTAATAATGGTACACCAAACCAACAAGAAAGACAATTAATTGAAAATAAGATTGCACAGAAATTTAGTGGGACAAGTAATGCAGGAAAGTTTATACTAGCTTTTAATGACAATAAAGAAAGTCAAGCAGAAATAACACCTGTACAATTAAGTGATGCACATAACCAATATCAGTTTCTTTCTGAAGAATCACAATCTAAAATACAGGTAGCACATAGGGTTGTATCACCATTTTTATTAGGTATTAAATCTAGCACAGGTTTTTCTAGTAATGCAGATGAAATAAAGACTGCTAGTTTATTAATGGATAACACTGTAATAAGACCATTTCAGGAACTTTTAATAGATAACTTTGATAGAATACTAGCTTACAATGATATTAGCTTAAATCTATACTTTACTACCTTACAACCATTAGAATTTACTGAAGTAGATTCCGAAATACAAGATAAGGAAACTATTGAAGAAGAAACAGGGGTTGAAATGGAAAAGTTTAGCTTAAAAAAGATAGATGGCAAACAGGCCTATGAAACTAAAGAAGAAGCAGAAAAGGTAGCAGATGAAATGGGTTGTGGTGGATATCACGAACACGAAGTAGAGGGTGTTACTTATTATATGCCTTGCGTAAGCCACGAAGAACTTAAAGCACCTTGTTGGGATGGATATGAGCAAAGGGGTATGAAAATGAAGAATGGTAAGAAAGTACCTAATTGCGTTAAGCTAGAGGATGTAAGTTTAGAATCTATTGGAGAAGATGAAGATTTATCTGAATGGGAATTAATAGATGAAAGAAAAGTTGATTACGATACAGAAGATGCTTTAGATTATCAAATAGAGCAACTCAACACAAAGAAAGAAAGTTTTTTATCTAAACTATGGAATTTTGCTAGAACAGGTACTGCAAGACCAAATGCGAAAAGTAGTCAAGATGAAGTAGTTGATGGGGTACAATTTAAAGTAAGATATCAATACGCACCCTTAAAAGTGTCTGAAAATAGCAGAGATTTTTGTGATAGAATGGTTAAAGCCAAAAAGATATATCGAAAAGAAGATATATTAAAAATGAATAGTGTTAAGTTAAATTATGGATGGGCACCAAAAGGTAAGCAAAACGAGGGATATTCAATTTGGCTTTACAAAGGTGGAGCTTTATGCCATCACTATTGGGTGAGAAAAACATATATGAGAAAAGGAAAAGGTAGTATTGATATAAATAGTCCATTAGCACCTAAAATTAGTGTTGCTGAAGCTAAAAGGAAAGGTTTTAAGCCTGAGAAAAACAACCCTTTAGTTGGTACTAAGCCGAAAGATATGCCTTACGAGGGATTTTTACCAACAAATAAAAGATTTAAATAATGGCTACACAACTATTTATAAATAGAACAGATCTTGTTAGAAATTCCATTATGGATGGAAATATTTCTACTGACAAGTTTATACAATTTGTAAAGATAGCACAGGAAATAGATGTTCAGCAAATAATGGGAACAGATCTGTATAATGGTTTATCTGCAGCAATGCCAAATATAGAAGATTCTTCTAATGCAAGATGGAAAACAATTTTAGATGACTATATTGTACCTATGTTAATTTGGTATGCTCAATCTAATTACTATCCATTTGCTGCATATCAGGTTAAACAAGGTGGGGTATTTAAACATACGTCAGAAAATTCTATTTCAGTAGATAAAAACGAAGTAGATTTTTTAGTTGAGAAAGCAAGAACAAATGCTGAATGGTATTCTAGAAGATTTATTGATTTTATGAGTTTTAATCAGGCAACATATCCTGAATATACAAGTAACTCAAATGATGATATTTACCCAAGTTATGATTCAACATTTAATGGTTGGGTATTATGATCTACAAGCCTAAGAAAAAAAATATAGAAAAGTTAAAAGTCTTTTTAAAAAAAAGAAATAAAAAAATAAAGAATGGCAAACGAAATTTATAGTACAAGTTGGTGGGGAAGTCCTATGGAAATTGGATGGGGAAGCATTTATTATCGTTTCGCTTTTCCAAGTGCTATTCCTGCTTTATTAGTTACCTTAGATAACAGAGCATCTTATTACGAGAATGTAACTTGTACAACTGCAACATTAACCGAATTAGAAAACATAGAATAAGATGGCAGATAATTTATTAGATAAAGCATCAATATTACTTACACCAACTGCATACGACAATGGAAGTATGTTAAGTATAAAGCCAGAGAATGGAGATGGAGATTTTGACTTTGAAAGAAATTCTGCTGCAACTAGAGTTAATGCACAAGGTTTAGTAGAGAATGTACAGATAATTAGTTCAGAGTTAGTTTCAAATGGTAACTTTTCACAGATAGGTACAGAAGAAGTATTAAACGGAAACTTTTCACAAGAAGGAAGTGAGTTAGTTACTAATGGAGATTTTGCAACTGATAGTGAT